TGGAAAAAGCGCAACGGAAACTTGATGCCTTGGTTTATCAGGTATCGCTTGAAGACTTTTTTGAGCGGCCTACCGTTTCGGTACAGAATCAGTGACCGATGACCGGACGACGGGTGAGCTTGCCAAGGACCCGCTGCAAGACAGCGAGGAGTCCAAAGAGATCACCGATAAGATCCACCGGCTGGTGCGGCGGTTCTCGCGAGACCTGGTGGAGTTGATCTATCAGGAACTGGGCGCCCGGAAGGTTGTGGTCAAGGGCAAGCCGGGGCCGAAGCCCGGATTCGTCCACAAGCGTCGGCCGTGCCCGATTTGCCTGATGAACGAAAACAACCATCGGCGGTACGGGTTTATCTGCAAAGACTGCCGGGCGGGCAAGGAGATCGGCCACCGGACGAAGATGAAAGAGGTCTTTAGGGGCTTCAAGAAGTGGAAAAAGAAAGACCCAAGCGGGCGTGACTTTAAGGTTACGCTCAAGAAGCCCAAGGTACTGAAGGCCGTTCCGGTGCAGCCGAAAGAGGTCGAGATCGAGGACGTGGAGCCTGATTTCCTTGACAGGCTGATCGAGGTCGTGGAAGAACCGCAAGTGAAAGCGGCAGTGGAGCCGAAAAAACCGTCGAGTGACGATGTGGATTTCTTCTCATGACTCAAAATGAAAAGCTTCGTGCCCTGCTCGCGGATGCGCGGGCGATCACGCAGGACTCTTTGGACTCCAACACAACAGGGTTTGAGGCCGAGAACGAGGCCTGCAAGTGCAACGCTTGCGAGCGTTATCGGAGCATCATCGCCCGCATCGACGCCGCGCTCGAGGAGCCGGTGGGGGATTGGCAACCGCACGAAGACCCGTCACGCACAGCTTATGTCGTACAGGTAGAGCGTGAGCGGGACGAAGCGGTTGCGGCGTTCCACGAGGCCACCCGACTGCGCTCTGGGATTCAGCAGGCCCGTATCAAAGCCGAGAACGAACGCGACGAAGCGCGGGCCGAGGTTGAGTACGCCTATCGGGAGGGCGGCGCTCTGCACGAGGCAAAAATTGCGCAGGCAGAAGCAGAGCAGGAGCGCGATGCGGCCTACCAGCGTGGCGCCGAAGCGATGCGCGAGGCGGCGGCGGAATGGTTTACTGGAGACATTGAGCGTGCCGCTGCTGGAGCGCATGAGGCTTATCAGCGTGAAGCGCATCGTCGCGGAGATGTTCGACACGCTGACGCCTATGCAGAGCTGCCCGATGCAACGAAAGAATGGGATCGGGTTTTGTGTCGATGGGTGGCTGGCGAGGTTCGCGCCCTGCCGATACCGGAGGACAAGCCATGAGCGACTTTGTTGTCGTCGAAGGGCTGGCGGATGCCCGAAACCTGATTTATGCAACGTGGCTCAGGAGCTACGAAAGCTCCAGCCTGATGACCAAAAACATCCCCCGCGATGTGTTTTTCGCCGAGCACCACAAGGTGCTGGACCGCATCTTCGCGCGGGATCCCATCGTCAAGCTGGCGGTCATGCCGGACAGCCACGAGGTGGTGTTCGGGTGGAGCGTTAGCGAACCTGGTGTCATTCACTACGTGTACGTGAAGCCCGCGTTCCGGCGCCACGGGGTCGCGCGGGCGTTGCTGGAGCACGTCAAGACGCCGTTCACGTACAGCCACCACACCTACATCCTGCGCGATCTGCATAAACATGTTGCGGGATCTGTGTTTAACCCCTACGCGACCTAACGGAGGAAGCATGAGCGAGACCGAGAAAGTGCGAGACATCGACAGCATCAAGGCCGAGTACGGCACGTTGTGCGCCCGACTGGGTGATCTCGTCGTCCAGCAGCGCCGTCTGCATGATGCAGCCGAGCACGTCATCAAAACGATTGAGCTACTGGAACAGGAAGCAAGGTCCATCACTGCGGCCAGCGAGCCGACTAAGGGAGCAGAGTAATGTCCAAGGATCACAAGGAAGTTCAGCCCGGCAAGGAATCCATCGCCACCGTTCGCATCCGTACCGGCGGCGTCCACTACAGCGGCGCGCGGATCATCACCACCCTCACGACCGACAGGTCCGCCGTCAACATCGCGGGCAGCAACGTCATCGTCTGCGAGAGCATCCGCTTTCATCCGGCGGGCGTGATCTTCGACGCGACCGAGGCCGAAGGTGGCCTGAGCCACGTCGTCCCATATGCCAACGTCGAGATCGTCACCCTGGCGGAGTAACGCACCGCGTAAAATGTGCGAACAGCGGGGTTTGCCAAAATGTCAAAATCGCACCGTGACAAATTGACATTTCGGCAGGAGTCATTCGTTACGGAATTTGTTAAAGACCGTAACGCTACTCAGGCCGCAATCCGCGCCGGTTACTCGCCAAAATCTGCGACCGCACTCGGCCTCGCGAATCTGCGCAATCCGCTTGTCAATTCAAAGATCAGCGAGATCACTGAGCGGAATTCCACGCACGCTGGTGTTGACGCCGAATTTGTGCTGCGTGAACTCAAACGCGTCGCGGAGCAGGAAGATGTCGCGCAGTCGACAAAAGTGCGCGCGTTGGAGCTCATCGCGAAGCATTTAGGCATGCTGGAGGACCGGCTGACGGTTAAAACGGACTCGCTTTCGCCGGAGCAGCGTGCTGAGCGCGTCGCAATCTTGATTGAGCGCGCGTCCAGGCGGGGTGAACTGCCGTAGCGCGACCGGATCGGCTGAAATGTGCGCCGTGATGGGCGCCGTTCGCGCGCTCTGTCGAGCAAGCTGCCGTCGAGACAGTACATACAGACCGGGCACGCGCGTGAGAAGTACTGTCGCACTTGTGTTTTGGCGTGTCAATACCCTATTTTCACCTAATCGGAATGGGCTTAAAACAAAGCGGAAATGCGCGCCGCTGAAATGCACGAGTCCGTCAAAACGGACAAAAGTGCCCCGCTTGTGGTGTGGGTTTTCGTCTGGGTTTTATGTGGCCCGCAGACGTCGTGGCGTTTTTCGGCCACGTTTTATGCGGCCCGGAGCTGTTCACGGTTTCTGGCCGCCTTCAGGTGGAGAAATGGGGACGCCCCCGGCCGGTGGCAAGGGGCATCCAGGTTGCGCGCGCAGCTAGTTTCCGTTGGCGTCCAACAGCGGGATGCGCCAACAGATGGGTGTCATGCGCGCCATGAACTGCTCGCGCGAGAGCCATCCAACGTCCTGTCCGGTAACCAGTTCGCCCCGTTCGTCGTCAGACACCACAAGAGACCCGACTCCGCCGTGCGGCGTGTACCACAAGAATCCGTGCGTTGTCCGCGTGCGACGCCATTCGTCCCATGCCTTGCCAAGTTGGTTTTCAATATCGGTACGCATTAGCGGGCCTCCCACTGACGGTACAGGTTGGAAAAGGTCACGGCCTGCCACGCGCGGCGCACGTCCAGCTTGGCTTGCCATGCGCGGCAGGTTCTGCACAAGGCCGCGCCGTTGTGGATAACATCGGCAGGCGCTTCGCGGCACTGGTCGCAGAAATATTCGGTCACGGCGCACCCCCGTTCGCGCGGCGCAGGCGAGCCACTGGACCGGACCAGTCGACGCGAGAGTCAACGAAGCCGTACCTCCGGACAAATCGGACGAGCGCCGCTGTGGCGGGCTCCGTCGTCAGTCCGCTGGACGTTTCCGCCCACTCGCGCGCGTCCCGAAGCGCCGCTTGCGGTGAAGCACCTGCGCCGTAAATCGCTCCGTTGTGAACAGCAATAAATCCGGTCATGATTCACCCTTGCGCCTCACGGGCGCGCTGCTGAATTGTTAGAACGCAAGTTTGGACAGAAAGTTTGACGCTGCCATGATGAAGTTTGATGCCAACACGCCACAGTCGCGGCAGTCAATGGTGCCGTCCGTCCCGCGATGCTGGCAAGCGTCCGCACGGGTCGGACGACGCGCCAAGTGTTGCACCGATCCTGCGCGTTTCTGTACGCGGGACAGACTCCAGCCCAGTCCGCGCGCTGCAAACGGATATTCCCAGTCGGACTGGCACAGGGTGCCGTTCACAATGTAGCTGCCGTAGTGGTGCTCAACGTTTCGCTTCATCGCTCTACCCTTGCGCCTCGCTGGCGCGGCAAGCGCGAAATGCGCTCGATAGGACGGCCCCGGAAAGGCCGCCCCGTCGAACGTATCCCGTTAGGAGAAGTACTGCTTCTGCGATTCCGTCATTTTGCGCGTCCCGTGATAGACGAGCCCGATGCGAACCAAGCCTTCGATCGCAGGCACGTCCGATTCACTGCCGTCGACGTACCCATCGGCCGCCATGGTGGCGATCGCCTCCTCGGTATCGGCGAAGATGCGCGCGTGGGAAAAATCAGGGTCGATCAGCGCATCATGCTTCCCGCCGACGCTTTGGGTAATGCGCAGGTTTGACGGGATCCCGGTAAAGTTAAGGTCCAGACTCTTTGTATAGGCGTAAAAAATAATGCCGGGATGCGCGCGCGCGATCGTCGCCCACGCGTCAAGGTAATCCTGAGCGAAGAAATCGCCACTGTCATGCACGCGGACAACGTTGTATCGGGAGGCGAACCGGGCAAGGTCGGCGACGGCCCCTGCGATGAACGCGTCCCGGTCCGCAAGGTAGGCGTCGAGATTGTGCCGACGCGCTGCCGCCACGTTCGGCATGGTGTACCGCCCTTGCTTGGCGTAGCAGACGCCACGGCACGCGAGGGCCGATGGGCAGGTGTTAAGCTTGTAGCCGTCGCGCTCAAAGGCATAATCGGCTGGGATGCCATAGCCGAGGATGCGATAGCTCGACGTGCCGGAGGTCGACGTGAGCTTGCTATTGCCTTCCGTCCATTTCAAGTAAGCCATGGGTTACTCGCGATTCAATAGGTGCCTCACCGGCACGCTGTCAGACTGCCACCGTGGCGCTACGCTGTCAAGCAAAACAGGAACACGAGCTCGGCCATCACGCCGATCATCACCAGGGCGTCGAACACGTCGCGGCGCGTCATCGGTCCCCCAACGCAACGGCGAACGCGCGGTCGTTGCCGTGATGCATCTTCGCGTTGTCCACCTTGCCGCGCAGGATGGCGCGCAGGGCCGCAACATCTTCGGCGAGGAGCGCGATCTGGATCCTCATCCCGTTGTCGGCCGCAACCTCCATCATGACCGTGCCTGTGGATTCGTAGCGAACGATCGTCGCTTCGCCTCCGACAAGGTAGGTTGCCAGCTTGCTGCCCTGAAAGACGCTTGCCGTTGCCATGGGTCACTTCCTTGTTCTCGTCGGCACCGTGCCGTCGATAGGAGGACTGTAGCGCTACGCTCGACGGGGTGCAAGAAAATAAAAACACGATGAATAGAGTAAACGCTAGGTCGCGCCCCAGAAACAGGAACGCGCGCGCGCGGGTATCAGAATCGGAAGGCGGTGTCAACACAAAAATAACAACACGCATAGAACCAAAAAAAGATGTTGACACAAACGATTGCGCCTGCTATGCGCGCAGACACTTCCACACAAAGAACATCTATTGTGATGCTACGCGGATAGAACATCCGACGCGAGAGCTACGCGCTCAGATGTTCTGCGCTCAGAACCTACGCACTCAGAGCCTCTGGCGCTGGAACCTCTGGGCTTAGAACCTCTAGCTCAAGAACCAGGTCCGGCCGGGGGTACCATCGTTCTGGAATATTTTTTAATATATATATACCCCACCACAGCATAGCCCCCCATATTTGCAGCGTAGCGCTACCATCGTTCTATTTTCCCCTCTGTCGCCATATACCCCCCCCACAGAGTGGACCCCGTATTTGACGACGTAGCACTACTGCAAAACCGGCATCGCGATGTCAGAAATGCAGGCGTGACTTCTGACATGCGTTCCGTCCTTGACTATTGTTCCGCGCAATGGGGAACTAGAGTGGTACTGGAACGCGGAGCGACGACACATGAAATGGTTTGATGACCAGCGCGGGCTGTTGTTTGAGCTTCGCGACCGTTTGTACCGGCACATTCAGCAAGGCGTGATGGATCCCGACGTGGACGCAGCGTATTGGGGATTGGACCGTGTGCTGGACGGCCGGGGCTTTCCGACAGAGGAATCGTGCCGTGCGGCGGTGTTTGAGGCGCGCGAGGTCTTGATGCGCCTCGAGCCGGAGGCGCGTAAGGCGATTCCGTTGCCGGTGCGTGCGATTACGAAGGACGACCACGACGCAATGATGGGGACTCCGGGGCAGGGGCAGACGCGCTCCATGTCGGCAGAGGAGTATCAGCGAATGATTCGCGAGGCGCAGGGCGATGTATAGGCAACAGGGAAGACGCGATCCTTGGCCGACCAAGCTTGAGATCTTGGGCGAAGAGTACTTGATAACCCATGCGGTTGCGTTTCGTTGCGGCGAAACGGAAGACCTGCGCGACATCCTGCTTGTGATGGAGGGGATGTTGTTGTCGGGAGCGCCGAACTCCTCTGCTGCTGTGCGGCTTGCTCAGCGGATTGTCGCGCGAACGCATGGTTCGGATACGGCCTCTAGGCCAACGCAGGTCAGGTCGATTGATCGCAGCCAGTACGATGACCTTATTGAACTGTCTCAGGCTGACGAGACGCAGCCGGTCAAGGGTGTTGCCCGTAGTGCGACGTTTTCGGTGGCGCAAGATTCGCTAAAGCCTCGCGATTCGTAAAAAATCGCGGTCGCCGTAGGCGAGGGAGGAATACGTGACGAAGGAGGAACTGGACAAGATCATCTCCAAGATGACGCCCTCGGAGCGGTCGGAGTTCTTCGCCTTGGTCGCAGCCGAGAAGCGAGAGCCGGTGTTTCGGACTCCGGAGCACGTCTGGCAGACAAAGTTCTTGGACGATCCGGCGCGCATGAAGATCCTGCTGTGTACCCGTCGTGCAGGTAAGTCCTACGCGGCAGGGCTGATGCTGCTGGAGGCGGCGCACAAGAATCCCGGCGTGTCCTGTTTGTATGTGGCGCTGACTCGCGCTTCCGCTAAGCGGATCATGTGGAAGGACGTGCTCAAGACCATTGACCGCGAGCAGGGTCTGGGTGGCCGGTTCAACGAGACGGAGCTTTCGGTCACGTTCCCCAACGGGTCAATTGTGTATCTCCTTGGCATGGACGCGGACGAGCAGGAAAAGGAAAAGGCGCTGGGCCAGAAGTTTATGGCCGTGGCAGTCGACGAGGCGGCATCCTACAACGTAGACCTGAACGAGATCGTCTACGGTATCCTGAAGCCAGCAACGGCTGACTACCGGGGCACCATTGCCCTGATCGGCACCCCCGGCAACATGAAGCGGGGCGTCTTCTTTGACCTGACCAAGGGGCAGAACCCCGGCGACCCCGGACACTGGGAAAAAGACGGCTGGTCCTGCTACCGCTGGACCGCGTTTGAGAATCCCAAGGTGACCGAGCAGTGGAAGGCTGAGATTGAGGATCTGAAGCTCGCCAATCCCAACATCGAGAACACGCCGTTGTTCCAGCAGCACTATTTGGGCAAGTGGGTCGTGGACGACAGCAACCTCGTCTACCGCTTTGACTACAGCCGCAACACGTTTGAGGAGCTGCCCAAAACGACCACGCGGGCGGGCCGCTGGCATTACGTGCTGGGCATTGACCTTGGGTTCAACGACCCCACGTCTTGGGTCGTCTGCGCGTATCACGATTTTGACCGCACCCTGTACATTCTGGGCGCCCACAAAAAGGCCAAGTGCGACATCACCGAGGTGGCGGATCAGACCCGGCGCCTGATGGGCCGCTTTGAGTTTGACCGCATCGTGATTGATAACGCCAACAAACAGGCGGTCGAGGAGATGCGGCGGCGGCACGACATTCCGCTGACGCCCGCCGAAAAGACCGGCAAGTCGGACTTTATTGAGATCATGAACGGCGACTTCATTAGCGGGCACATCAAGCTGCACAAGAAGGCCGCCGTGCCTCTGATGGACGAATATGGGTCGCTGGTGTGGGACGACCGCTCAGAGCGGCGCGAGGAGCACCCGGCGTTCGACAACCACTGCTGCGATGCGGCTCTTTACGCTTGGCGCCACTGCTACCAGTACCTTTCCGAGGTGCGGCAGCCGAATGGGCTGAAGCACGGCCATACCGAAGAGGACTGGATGGTTCTGCAGGAGGAGCAGGCTCTGGAGCGTGCTCTGGAAGAGCGCAAATCCCGCGAAGCGGAGATGGAGCTTTACGGCGACCCGCTGGATTATCTGACTCGTCATTAATGCTGCTTGATATTATTTGATTGACAGTATACGGTTTGCCGCCGTGGAGGCCGGATGAACCAATTTGAGGTTGAAAAGTGGATTGGATTCATGCGTGAGCATGGCGTCAAACGGCTTGTATTGAAGGATTTTGAAGTTGAACTCGGTGGCCCCTCAAACTCCTACTCAAAAGCAGTGGAGCCAATGGCCCAGCAGGGAGTGTTTGAGGACGCCACCGGGTCTTTTTGTGCGTGCGGACATAGCTGGGCAACAGAGCATGTTGCGGCTGGCTGTATCATGGGTTGTTCGCACGAACTGTGTTCGTCCAGCGTCGGGAGCATAACGGATGTCTGAGCAAACCAGCCCGCCCGATGATTTGGCGACTACCGAGGAGCAAGCGCGGATGAATTCCCGCGAGCACCTCTGGCGGCAGGCGCTGTGGGCCGGATTTGCTCATCAGGAAATGCTGGTGAAAGACCTCCAGGGCGGCAAGATGCCTTGGGTACATGATTTTGCGCCGCTCAATCGCGAGGAGCGGGTGTTTATCGTGGGAACCCTGTGCAAATCGTGGTTCCCCGACATGACCGAAGAGGCTGAGAAGGAGTGCTTCCAGTACCTCGGTCAGCTTTACGGCGTCCAGAACAGCCTGAAGCGCATGAAGCAGCGCAAGAAGGTGATGGACCGCATCATTGATTGGAGAATGCGCCATGGCCATTGAATTTCGTGACTTTACCGTCGGTGGCGAGCGCAGTGGCGTTCCGGACAAGCTCCCTGACAACAAGGAGCGGCGCTGGTGGATGCTCAAGGGGCAGGACGCGGCCGACGTCATCAGCGGCACGCTGAACCTGATCCGCGACGCGCAGTCGTTTCGGGCTACCCAGTGGATCGTTAGCGCCCGTCTGTACGGCAATCTGGCCCCCACGACGCTGGCGGGCGTGTCGTTCAGCAAGCTCGCGGCGCAGCAGCCTGCGCTTCGGGATCGCATCTCCTACAACCTTGTTCAGTCGGTGGTCGACACCGCTGTGGCCAAGGTGGCGCGCAATCGTCCCAAGCCGCTGTTTCTGACCTCGGGCGGTAACTACAAGAAGCAGCGCGAAGCCAAGAAGATGAATGCCTTCTTGGACGGCGTGTTTTACGAAAATGCTACCCACGAGATCGGCACCACCGTGTTTCGCGATGCGGCCGTGTGGGGCGACGGGTTTATTCACGTCTTCGCCAAGGGCGACCGCGTTTGCCACGAGCGCGTGATGTCCAGCGAGATCTTTGTGGACGACGTGGAGTCGCTGTACGGGTCGCCGCGCCAAATGCACCGGGTCAAGCAGGTGGATCGTCAGGTGTTGTTTGACATGTTCCCGGAC